TTCTGGGTCATCACTACTAAATATTGAACCGATAGCGTCACTTATAGAGAAATCTGAAATAGCATTGTATATACTAGAGAAGACATCTCTAATTGCTTGTCCTATATCAAATTCAAAAATAATTGCTGATAAATCAAAATCAAGAATACCAAAAGTCACAAAACTTAGAATTGCTTCTAAGACATATAGCACACCAGCAATTGCACCTTTAAGTATTCCTAACATACCTACACCTAATGCTGCAAAAAAACTATCGCTCCTAGCATATTCTCTAGAGTACTCTTGAAAAAATCCCATAACTCCACCAATTATTGCACTTCCTATTGCAATAATTTTTGCAGCTAGTAATAATGCAACCTTTCCAGCACCTACTAATGCTGCCTTAGCTCCAACTTTTAATGTTTGGATTGAGAAAAATTTTCCAATTAAAGCAATGTTTGCCAGTATGTATTTACTAAAAAAAGCAAAAATCTTTTTTCTAAATAAAAATAAACTTGTACCAAGAAGTGTTAAAAAGTTATCTGCTAAATAATCACCGACACCTTTTTCTCCTTTTAAAAGAAGTGATGTATCTCCCGCCAAGTCAACGAATTTCTTTGTTACATTACCAACTGCTTCTGCTAATGCTGGAAATTTAGAAACAAGAAATGCACCAAGTGCTAGTAATGCAGTAGCAAGTCCTGCCCTACCAAGTAAACTGTCTTTTAAACCTTTAAAACCATCCATTATATTTTTACCAAAACCTTTAAGACCATCAACAATACCTCCGAAAAAATATCTAAACATACTTTCTCTATCTTTTTTTTCTTCTTTCTCTTTCCCTTTAAATTTCATAGTATTAATTGCATAGGCCATACGCAATTTATTAAATTCTTGGCTAAGTGGTTTACCTATTTTATCACTCATGAATTTGCCGATTGCTTTGAAGGGTTTGTTTACCATGTTTTCTGTATTTCTTTTTAGGTCTTCTATAACTTTAGGTAAAGCCTTTACTGATGCTTTTGTATTTTCAACACTTTGTTTAACAAACCCTGTCATACCCGACATACCTGCAGTTAAACTTTTTAGAATTGAATTTGTTTTTCTTAGAATATCATCTACTTGGTCCATTTTCTCATTTTTAATGAACTTTTGGTCAGATAGTTGTAGTGCTCGAGCATTAAATATCTCAAACATATTACCCATGAATAAAGATTTAGGCGTATCATCCTCTCGCTTCTCTCTAAGAAGTTCTCTGGTTAATCCATTATTTGTCTGTAATTCCCTTAAAAGTGGGTCAAACTCAGCCATTCTTCATCTTCCTATTTTGTTCTTCTACTTTTTTATTTTCTTCTGCAACATGTTCTACCACTAGACCTACATAGATTTCTCTTTCCCATGGCATCATGTTTTCTAACTCTGTCAAAGAGTATTTATGATGTTGCATGAGTGCAAAATTACTTTTGAAGTAACTTTTTAGGCTCTCATGTGAGAGCCCTATACTAAAAAACTTTGTAGTCCTTGTAAGAGAACTTCACCTTTAACTTTAGTTTCTGGGTTTGTAACCTCTACTACATGTCTTAATTTTGGCATACTTTCAAAGAAATCAGATATATTTTTAAATTGTTCTGTATTTAAAGAATCAAAAAACTCTGTCAATTCTTTAGGACTAATATCTACTTTATTGTATATGTCTTCACCATAATGTATTTCCTCTACACAATTTTGTATCATATCAAACATGACTTCTGTTTGATTTTTATTATTCACACTTTTAAAGGAATTTATAAGTGGATATCCAAATACTACTTTAACAGTATCAGTTATTTTAACAATATTACTGTGGTCATCTGTCATAGTACATTCTATATCTTCAAGATTAATTGTTACATTTACTCTTGTTTTTTCATCATCTGGGCAAGTTACTTTTATTTCTGCTTTCTCACCAACTGATTTACTTCTTAATTTTAAAAAGATATATTCTGCATCAAATAGTGGACACACTTTTGGGTCTACTTTACCAAAAGTACAATCTTTGATAAGTTGGCTCATTGCGTCAACAGTTTCACTATCGTTGTTTGATTCTTGTGCCATCAACAATGTTTTTTGTTCTTTCACTAGGAAAGGTCTATACTTAATTTCTTTACCTGTTGATGGTAGGGTTAAAGTATAAGTCTTGGTTTCAAGCTTAGGTAAGGCCATAATTTTTCACTCCGTAATTTTAAAATAATTTTCTCAATACTTTAGGTATATTATTTGTAAGGGTTCTTTCTACTTGATTAGCAAGAACACCTTGCAATCTTTCTAATAATGGTTTTGGTAAATCTGCTTCATCTGTTAAGTTTCTCCAATATCTATAACTAAAAGACACATCACAAGTTTGTGGTGTAGATGCTGGACTTGCATCCAATGATTGAGCAGCAATAGTTTTTGGAAAACATTCTACTAACTCAACACCATATCTTCTATTATCTCCTCTATCTAAACTGTAGATTTGAATCTTACCAACATAGTCATCATAATATTGCATTGCCCATGTGTTTGGGTCATATGATAATCTCTGCCAAGTTTCAAAGAATTGTTTTTCTTTGTAATTACTTGACTGATAAAAGTTTGCAGTAATTTCAGCAAAAGAAAATCCATTTACTATTTCTCTTGTTGGACCATAGATATTTGTATCTGCCACCGTGTCTAGATTTCTGCCAGGAAATTCAATCTTGTTACATTGCATAGAGATATCTCTTTGTTCACCTCTACCAATATTACCAAACATAATTTGTGAAAATAGATTTGATGTTGCACCTGCTCCGCCTGAACCTCTTGTACCTGATGGTGGGAAGAATATTACTTCATACTTTGAAGGTAATGCAATACCTTCATCATCTCTTATTGGTGCAAGTATTTCATTAATTGCAAGTGCTGATGTAGCTTCTATAAATTGACTTAAATCAGCCATTATATCATTCCTCTTGATTTTGCAAATACATGACTATCAGATTGTTTCTTAAATCTCTGTACAGGTAATAGTGTTGCAATCATAAATTCATCTGCTTCTACTTTTCTAAACTTAGACCTAATATTACTTGCTAAATATCTTTTTAGACAAGGTTTAATTAAATCTACTTTTTTTAATTTACTGTAATCTACTCTTAATCTTGTAGATTCATCAAATTTATTGTTATTACTATAATCTACTAATCTATCTAATAATCTTAATCTCATAGGCATAGATAGATAATGTAAATTAATTCCTAAAAACCCATTACTATATTCTTCAATGGGTAATACTAAAGGAAATGTATCATAGTATGGTAATTTATCCTTTAGTTTAGGGTCATATACAAACATATTTAGTATACCAAATGTGGGCTTTGATGCTCTTTTACCATCACGAATTAAATCAGCTGATTTTGGTGTTCCAAACTCTTTGATTTTATCACGAAACCATTGGGTTGATTTAGGTCTACCACCTGCAGCATCTAAGACACTTTGGATATATTTACTTTTTGCCATATGTTTATTTATAAGGATTGTATAGAATTATACAAGAAAAGTGCCCCTATAGAAAGGGGCACTCGATAGTTTACTCAGCTAGTTTTTCAAAATATGCTAATGTATCATCTTCCTCAACTACAGGTGTTTCCACTTTTGTAGTTACAGGTTTTGTATCGACTTTAGGTTTTGCAACAGGTGCATCATCTAAATCATCAGCAACATTACCAACTTTTACAGTACCAGAAAGGACTGCATCTAGTCTTGATTTTAACTCATCATAAGATTTGAAGTTTGAAGCAGCAGTAAACTCTGCAAGAGAGTATTGTGCTTTCCAAACTTTATCTGCATCAGCGTCATCTTCAAATAGTTTAGATGTATCTTCAAACTCTGATTTATCATAGTTCCAATAGCCATCTACTTTTCTGATTTTTAATTTGAAGTTAGCACCTTCCCAAAAATCAAATGGGTTGATTGCCTTTTCATCTTCAAACTCTGGTGACATAGCAGCAGTTAACTTATCAAAGATTTTCTTTCCGTAACGGAACAAGAATACTTTACCTTCGTTCTCTGGGTGTTTCGTATCACTTACTA